TCATTTCGGGGAAGATTTAATAAAAAATGAAAGTATTGCTCTTTTAGAGCTGGTGAAAAACTCCTATGATGCGTGTGCAACTGAGTGTAAAGTTGAGTTTTATTCGGAAAACAGACAACTAAATAAAAGACCCTACCGGAAAGGTCGTGCAGTTAGTGCTGATTAATCGCTGTACTAATTGTGGCAAATTATCTTACCTAAGAGTTGATTTAACATATAAGATTCCATGAAGGCAGACGTTTTGATAACCGAGAGGCCAACCACCATGCGCAAAGACCTTGAGCATAGATTGCAGGAAAGGTGCGTCACTTGGTTTCGCTACCAATGGTTTCCTTATAGGTATCTGCTCTTTGCCATTCCTAATGGAGGGCAGAGAGGTAAAGCAACCGCAGGAAAGCTCAAGGCAGAGGGAGTGGTCAGCGGAGTAGCAGATCTATTCCTGGCTATGCCGGCACGGATAGATGACAAAATCTATCATGGGCTATTCATCGAGATGAAAAGCCCATCTGGTTATCAGTCGCAAAAACAAAAGCAATGGCAATTGCAAATAGAGCAACAAAATTACAAATACTCTGTTTGCAAACAATTTGAACAATTTCAAAAAACAGTAAACGATTGGATGCATGCAACAACCAGAAGTTGAAATAGGGCTTTTACGCAGAGTGGCAACGCTTGAGATAGAGATGCGTCAAGTAAAAGAGATGCTGCGAGTTTTTGAAAACAAAACCTTCAACCAGTCGGAGGCAGCGAGGATGCTCAACATTTCATCCAATACTTTGGCACGATATAGAAGACTGGGCATGATAACTCCAATTGATGGAAACGAATTAGCCTTAATACTGGAAAAAGTTGATGAGCAAATAATAACGGAAGTGTTATCCAAACAGCCAAAAAAAGTAATTGCTCTTGACCGCATTTTCAAAGGAGCCGCCATTGTTTCAAACGATGGTAAAGTAAAAGGCGGTTTAGGTTGCATTCTCGTTGCAAGAAATATTGAATACAACTATGACGCTAATAGATACGAAGTATCCGATTGGGCTTGTGCTATTGTTGACAACAATAAAATCAAAGCAGATACTTGGTATCATCTTATTGATGGAGAACTTAAAGAATATCAAGATTAACGCCATGGACGATTTACTGATCATACCGCGCGATCCTCGCCTTCAGAAGAACCATGAACAAAGACCTGACCGTTGAAAATTACACCTTTGCCAAGACGCAAACAGAGGCCGCCTTTTCAAGACTTGTATCAAGATTTCAGAAAAAGACCGGCCTCAAAGTGACGAACATAATATTAACTCCCGGAAAGCATTACTCCCTCGTAAAAATTGAAACAGACCTATGACACCAAATTTCGCAAAATTTGAAATTCAAGGTAAGCTGATTCAAATACAAAAGCACGCTAACTCTTATAATTATAATTTGAGTAGGCGTGGTGTTCATATTCTGGTAGAATGCTTAGAATTTAATGGCTTTAATGAAGATCACATAGTAAGTCATTTAATCAAGCTCTCACATCCATGCCTGATACTGCCTTTTAGTGTGGGTAATACGTTAAAGGTAAACGGCGAAATATTAGTAGGCGCTATTGACGAATACGGCGACTACTTATACGAATTTTATGCTACGCAAATAACAAAAATAAGCTGATAAGATATGACCAAACTATTTTTAGACATCGAGACCTACTCCCCGGAGCCGCTGGCCGACTGCGGAGTGTATAAATATGCCACGCACCCGGACTTCAAAATCCTATTACTGGTCTATGCCATTGATGGCGCCCCGGTAGAGATTTTGGACTTGAGTGAAGACGATCCGATACCAAACGACCTGTATCGACTGATGATCGATAAGAACGTCCTGAAAATAGCCCATAATGCCACTTTCGAGAGAATATGCCTAAGGCGACACCTCGGGCTCAACGTCCCGAATTGGCACTGCACCATGGCGCAATGCCTGCGCACCGGACTGCCGGCATCGCTCGATCAGGCGGCAAAGGTGCTTAAGCTGAAATCGAAGAAAATGGCTGAGGGTGAAGGCTTGATAAAGCTGTTCTGCATGCCCAAAAAGACCTCCATGCTTGGCGAAAGCCCACGGGTGCGCCGGCACGAAGCCCCGGACAAATGGGAGCTTTTTAAGGAGTACTGCAAGAGGGACGTTGAGGTGGAGCGCGAGATTTACACGGCTTTAAGATGGTACAGACCTACATATACCGAATGCGAGTTGTATGAGGTTGACCAAGCCGTCAACGATCGCGGGATAAAAATCGACCGGCAGCTGGTAGACAACACCGTCCACATAGAAGATATCTGCTCCAGCCGGCAACACCTGAAAGCATCGGCCATCACCGGGCTTGACAATCCCAACAGCGTACCGCAATTGAAAGCGTGGCTCGAGGAGCGCCTCGGCATCGAGGTGCCGAGCTTGACGAAATCGGACATCGCCGAGATACTGGAGATGACCGATGACCCGGTCGTGCACGAAGCCCTCAACATGAGGCGCAAAAGCGGAAAGACCAGTATCAGCAAATATGGTGCGATGCAGGCGGTAGCGGACAATGAGGACGACCGCCTCAGAGGGTTGTTCCAATATTATGGCTCGCGTACCGGACGGTGGGCGGGGCGGCTGGTGCAGCTGCACAACCTCCCGCGCAACACGCTTGACGATCTCGACTTCGCAAGGCAGGCCGTAAGGGAAAACGACATGGAGCTGCTTGACCTTTGCTTTGACAACGTCCCAGCCGTTCTATCACAGCTCATACGCACCGCGCTGGTGCCTAAAAAAGGCCACACGTTCGTCGTTTGCGACTTTAGTGCCATCGAGGCACGGGTCATCGCGTGGCTGGCAGGGGAGCAGTGGGCGATAGACGTGTTCAAAGGGCACGGCAAGATTTACGAGGCCACCGCCGCACAGATGTTCAGATGCGACGTGGACGAGATCACAAGGGACGACCCTCGCCGGGACAAGGGCAAGATCGCCGTGCTGGCCTTGGGCTTTGGCGGCGGCATCGCCGCACTCGAGGCGATGGGAGGTAAGAGGATGGGGCTGGAGAGGGAAGAGATGGAGGCCTTGGTGAAGCAATGGCGCCAGACGAATCCAAATATCGTATCGCTATGGCGGGAGGTTGAGGACGCTGCAAGGCAGACGCTGCTCTCAAAAGCACCCATCAATGTAAGAGATAAGCTTATGATCACCACCCGAAACGTCAGCAACGATCTGATCATCCAGCTGCCGTCCGGACGACAGCTCATCTATCGCGAAATGCAGACGGGGCTCAACCGCTTCGGAAAGCCCTCGCTGGTTTACAAAGGCGTGAATCAGACCTCGCGCAAATGGGAAAGCATCGAGACCTATGGAGGCAAACTGGTGGAAAACATCGTGCAAGCGATAGCACGCGACTGCCTGGCCGAGGCGCTGATCACGATTGAAAAAAACTGTCTCGACCCAGTACTCCACATCCATGACGAGATCGTGTGCGAAGTGCCGAGAGAAGATGCCCAAAGCGCACTCGAGAGAATACTCGCACATTTCAAACGCACGCCGAGCTGGGCACGGGGACTCCCGTTGAAAGGCAGCGGGTTTATCACGGAATATTATAAAAAGGATTGACAAACATAGACTTATATGCAACGAACCTACACCATCTCCACCGGGCGCTCAAGGATGGAGACAAAATGGGTAAACAGACAGATCACGTGGGAGGCGCTCACACGGAGACTGGCAAAGACGAAACGCACCGCCGAGACGGTGGCCGAATACCGGGCAATGAAAAAGCCCCAAAAGGGGCAGGTAAAAGACATCGGGGGGTTTGTCGGCGGGGCCATCGAGGGAGGCCGCCGAAAGGCGGGAGCCATCACGCACCGCTCCCTCGTGACGCTCGACCTTGACTTCGCCACGCCGGAGACGCCGGAGATCATCGCGGACATGCTATCGGGGACGGCGTGGTGCATCTACTCCACGCACGGCCACACGGACGACTCGCCCCGCTTCCGGCTGGTGGTGCCGCTAAGCCGTGACGTGACATCTGACGAGTACGTGCCGATTGCGCGCCGCATAGCGGACGACATAGGCATCGATATGTTCGACCAGACGAGCTACCAGCCGATGAGGCTGATGTACTGGCCATCGACGCCCAAGGACGGCGATTACCTCTTCCTGCAGGGAGAGGGTGCGCCCGCCGATGCCGATGATTTACTCGACAGCTATACCGACTGGCGCAACGCTGCCGAGTGGCCGGTGGACAGCAACGCCCAACGGCTCGCGACCGGACACGGATCAAAGCAGGAAGACCCGACGACAAAGCGCGGCATAGTAGGCACGTTCTGCAGGGCCTATACCATAACCGCCGCCATCAACACGTTCCTGCCCGATGTTTACGAGCCTACCGCGCAGGATGATAGGTGGACTTACTCCGCCGGATCGACCGCCGGGGGCCTCGTAGTCTATGACAACAAATGGGCATACAGCCACCACGGCACAGACCTGTGTTGCAGCAAGCTATGCAACGCGTTCGACTTAGTGAGGCTGCACCTGTTCCACGACTTGGATGCCGAGGCTGACATCAACACGCCGGTCAACCGACTGCCGTCATACACCGCGATGGCTCAATATGCCCAAAAGGACACCAAGGTGCGGACTCTCATAGTAAAAGAGCAGATGGCTAATATAAATGAAGACTTCGCAAATATCGCCGATACGGCCGAAGAGGATGGGGAGGAGGATTGGAGGGGCATGATGCAAATTGAAAATAAAAAAGTGCTCAACTCACCCTATAACTTCGGCCTTATCGTGCGTAATGATCCCGGGCTGAAAGGCAAGGTCATGCGCGATGACTTCAGGGGGCGTGATGCCGTGGTGGATGACCTGCCGTGGCGGGATAAAAAGGCCGACCAGTGGTGGAACAACAGCGATGACAACGGACTGATCGACTACGTCTCGGCAAACTACCGGCTCACCGGCAAGCAGGCGCTCCTCGACGCTCACGATCTGGCTGTCAGTCAGAACTCCTTCCACCCGGTGCGGGACTACCTCAACGCATTGAGATGGGACGGCATCGAGAGGCTCGACACCTTGGTGATCGACTACCTCGGCGCCGTGGACACGCCGCTCGTCAGGGCGCAGACACGCAAGCACTTTACCGCGGCGGTGGCCCGCGTCATGCGGCCCGGAATAAAATACGACTACGTCTTGACGATGATTGGCCCTGAGGGTATTGGTAAAAGCACGCTGATACGACTGATGGGCCGCGACGAGTGGTTTGACGACAGCCTCACCGGAATAGAGGGCAAAGAGGGCATGGAGCAGATAAGAGGCAAATGGCTCATAGAGATGGGCGAATTGACGAATTACAAGAAAAGCACCTCGGAGGCTTACAAGGCGTTCCTTTCAAAGCAGGAAGACTCCTATAGGCCGGCATACGGGCGCAAAACGGAAGTTTACCTGAGACAATGCGTCTTTTTTGCCACGACCAACGAGCGCGCCTTTTTGAAAGGGGATACCGGCAACAGACGCTTCTGGACGATTATGTGCGATCAGGAGATACCGATGAAAGACGTATGGGAAGATCTGCCCGGAGAGGTTGACCAATTGTGGGCGGAGGCCCTGACCAGATACAGACAGGGCGAAAAGCTGTACCTGCCGAACGATTTGGAAAGACAGTCGCGGCAATTGCAGGAGCTGTGTAACGAAGTGTTTGCTGACGAGAGGATCGGGATGATAGCGGAGTATTTGGAAAAGCCTATACCGACCACTTGGGAGACGATGAGCCTGCGCAAACGGCAGGATTACATAGCGGGGATTGATTACGCCTTTGACGGCGAATTGTTTAAGAAACGAGAGACCGTCTCGGCAATCGAGGTGTACGCCGAATGCTTTGGGCAAAAACTCGATGAGAAAACCCGATACAGAACGCGGGAGCTTAACCAGATGATGAGGCAAATGAGACAATTGGAATATATAGGGCGTCAATACATCCCTATATACGGAAGACAACACTGCTATCGAATCATAAGGGGCTAAAACCGTGTAACAGAAGTGTTACTTATTTTTTAAGGATTTTAGCCAAAGAGCAATACATTAGAAAGTTATGAAGATTAAAGCGAGTAAAAGAGAAATGAAAAAACCGATTGACCCGAAGCCTAATTTGAAAAATAAGGATTTTTGGATTTCAATTCGTAAGCAGAGACTTAAAAATAATGGTGAAAAACGGCCCCGGACGATGGGACAAAGCAACGGGACAATAAAAAAAGTAACAATCTATTATCCCGGGACAATGCCTATTATTGTCCCACTTATTGTCCCATTATTGTCCCACACCCAACAGGCTAAAAGCCAGCACGATACAACACTTTTGGGACAATGGGACAATAAAATACCATTGAAAGTATAAAAGTGGAATTAGGATAAATATACGCGTATATATATTAACCTAATCGCGTATTTAATAATATGTGGGAAAATATTGTCCCATTGTCCCGAACGATTTTTTGTAAGTAACCAAAAAAAAACAGATATGAGCCAAGATTTGAAATGCTTTTTAGGACTGCATAAATACGTAGTTCATGCCACGGACAAAATTACCGATCCTGCTGGAAATCTCCTGCAGAAAATTTTAATCAACAGATGCGAGAATTGCGGGCACATCCATTACACGCGAATTGACCTGACATATCAAGTACCTAAAATTTAAAAGCCATGACGACTTTGAAAAAAGCAATCCCGGATGACCCGGATTACAATTACGAAAAACTGAACAGATACATTCTTTGCTTTCTGCATCTCGACCAGTTGATGGATGACGTCCTTACCGACATGGTCGAGGAATGCAAGACGCGAGGCGTCTACCGGCAAAATGTGAAGCACCACCTGAACGCCATCCGCAAGGCCTTGAGCAGAGGCCCGAAGAACGACTGGAGCAAGCTCGAGGATGACGTGCAAAGCATTGAGGAATAAAGCGAAAAAATATCAAAATGGAACAGAAAAACACAAAAACGGAACGAAAAAGGCCCAAAAAGGTCGAAAGCGAGAAGATTTTGGAACGTAAGCTGGCGGAAAAGGTGCGCACCGCCGGAGGGGAGGCTTTTAAGTTTTCGAGTCAGTTTCACAGGGGAATGCCGGACAGGCTGGTGCTTTTTAACGGAAAGGCGTGTTTTGTCGAGGTCAAAAGCACAGGACTAAAGCCGACAAAGCTGCAGATGCATACGAAAGCACAAATAGAACGACAGGGATTTGAGGTCTACGTCATAGACAACTCCGAGGCGTTGGAGCACTTTATCAACAATTTTATCAACAAATGAAATATGTCCCACATCCATATCAGATCAGGGCTAAGGACTTTTTATTAGATAATCCCAATGCCGCGTTGTTCCTTGACATGGGGCTGGGGAAAAGCGTGATAGCGCTGACCGCCGTGGCGGAGCTGCAGGACTGTCTCGAAGTGGACAAAGCCCTTGTGATAGCGCCCAAAAGCGTGGCGCGGAACACGTGGAGCGCAGAGGCCCAGAAGTGGGATCACCTCAACCATTTGAGGCTGTCGATAATTCTGGGAGATGAAAAGACGAGGGAGAGGGCGTTGGCCTCCGATGCTGATATTTACGTCATAAATCGGGAGAATGTGGTATGGCTGGTTGAAAGATATAAAGAGTGGCCCTGGCCCTTCGATATGGTGATCATTGATGAGAGTTCCAGCTTTAAAAATCCTTCGGCGAAAAGGTTCAAAGCGTTGAGGCGCGTCCGTCCGCAGTTCAGGCGGGTAATTCTCCTTACCGGAACGCCATCGCCGAACGGGCTCATGGATTTGTGGAGCCAGATATGGCTTTTGGATATGGGCCAGCGGTTGGGAAAGACTTTGACGTCGTACAGGGCGAAATACTTCACTCCCGGAAGACGAAATGGGGCGGTCATCTATGAATGGAGGCCGAAAGTGGGAACGACAACAAAAATATCAGAATTGATCTCGGACATTTGCATGTCGATGAGAGCAGAGGATTACATCGAAGTGCCTGACATGATCGAGGCGGGCATGACTTTGAATTTTACGGAAGAAAAAGCCTTACTGTATAAGGACTTTGAGAGAGAGCAGCTCCTGCAGATAGACGAGGATACCATCGAGGCGCTGACGGCGGCGGCCCTGACGAATAAGCTCCTGCAATTCACCTCGGGAGCAGTTTATGACAATGAGCATAAATGGCACTTTGTTGATGAAACGAAGATCGAGGCCTTGGCCGATATAATCGAAAATGCCAACGAGCCGGTATTGGTTTATTACAATTATATCCATGAAAAAGAGCGCATCATGGAGGCTTTAAAGCAGTATCGGCCGGTGGTTTTCAAAGGCGAGGAACACATTTTGGCCCGGTGGAACGGCAAACGGATCAGAGTTATGCTGGCACATCCGGCATCGGTGGCATACGGACTGAACATGCAGGCCGGAGGGCGCATCATCGTTTGGCACTCGCTGACGTGGAACCTCGAATTATACCAACAGGCTAACAAGCGGCTGCACCGTCAAGGACAAACGAAGCCGGTGCTGCTTTACCATTTGACAGTCAAAGGCACGATGGACGAGAGGGTGCTGCGGGTGCTGAAAGGCAAAGGCGATACACAGGTATCTCTCCTCCAACAAATTCGAGAAATGAAAAAATTATTATAAAAGGTTTACAAGGTAAGCCATTTTTTACTATATTTGGGGCAAAACAAAATAGACATGTAAAAAATGCAGACGAAAAAGATAGAAATCACAAGGTTACAGTCGAATAAAGGGCAAATCGAGGGGCTACCGGCCAATCCGCGAAAACAAGCCTTTGCGCAATGCCGAGCATCCGACAATGAAACCGGTGCCATTAGTAGGCCGTTTCATTGCCTATTCCAGCCGAGGGGGGGAGTGCGTACTCGACCCCTTTGGAGGCAGCGGATCGACGCTTATAGCCTGCGAGCAGCTGGGCAGGCATTGCCGGATGATGGAGTTCGATCCGGTCTATTGCGACGTCATCATTCACAGATGGGAAACTTTTACCGGACAAAAGGCGGAGAGGATTGAGAGATGACGGATGGCGGATTTTTTGATTTCGGCGCTACATTCTTTGACGTCACTGATCCTTTGGGCGAAATATCGAAAACGACCAAAGAGATCGAGCCGGACGAGAAGATAGAAAAGCGGTCAAAACTAAATCTTAAGGCTGAAAAATACGAGCTTTCAACAAAGTACGTCTACCGGCGCGCCTTTAGTGAGACGCGTCTTCTTGACGCCTTCGCCGCTCCCGGATTTCATTTTGAGGAGGGTGTATCGTACCATCTATTGACCGGCGGCGACATCGACGCGCTGTCATATCTCAAGGCGGTCATAAGGCAGCAACGGCTGGAGCATTGTCTCATTAGCACGTGGTGCATGGCAGCTGATGACGTCCTGCAGTTCAGGGAGTGGATCGAGCAGGATCACATAAATCGTCTCGACATCTACGTGGGCGAAATATTTACCGGTAGTTATAAAACGGAGTACTCGATGCTGAAAAGGCTATACGGCGACTATCCCGGACTTGGGCGAATTTGTGTGTTTCGCAACCACTCGAAGATCATGGCGGGCATCGGGGCTAAGTTCGCTTTTGGCATACAGACCAGCGCAAACATCAACACCAACCCTCGTACGGAGCAGGCGTGTATCACGATTGACAGGGGGCTATACGACTTTTACAAAAATTATTTTGACGGAATAAATTCATTTGAGTAACGGAGATTTAACAGCTATGAAATTATTACAGAAGATATGGGGCTGGATCAGGATTGACGGCCTTTTGCATTTTGCGCTATCTGCGCTTATAGTTATCGTCATTGCGGCATTTGCACCGGTATGGGTAGCGGCGTCTTTGGTTTTTACGGCCGGTATAGCTAAAGAATTTCAGGATATGCTGCAGGGCGGTCAATTTTCAATGCATGACATGGCTTGTAACGTGGGCGGAATAGTGTTCGGTATCCTATTTTCATATTTCGTTTTTTAATCATAAGGAGGCAAAGTCATGGGTACTCCGGTTAACAAGGGGGTGCGCAGAGGTAGGGGGCGAATTTCCAAAAGAGAGACAAAGAGGCTCAAGGCATTATTCCTTGAGGGCCTTAAGAAAACGGCGGGCGTGCAGCAGCCGGTGGTGGAGCAGCTGGGGCTGACAAGGCAGACTATAGCGGATTGGAAAAGGAATGATCCGGAATTTGACGCTGAGGTTGATCAGATAAAAGAGGTGACGCTCGATATAGTAGAGACGCAGCTGATGAAAAAGATCATGAGCGGCGATACGGCGTGCATCCTGTTTTATCTCAAAACGCAAGGCCGTAGGCGTGGTTACATCGAAAAGGTAGATGCTTATGTAGAGAGCAAAAATCACGTCGACCTCTCTAACCTTACAGATGAGGAGCGCGAGGTGCTGGAGAATATAGGGCGCAATTTTTTGAAAGAGGAATGACGCGATGGTACTTACAGATCAGGTTATCATCATGGCCGGAGTTCAGGCTTTGTCGGAGCGATGCACAAAGAGCTTCTATAACTTTTTTTGTGAGTTCTGGGATACAATCGAGTCTGAGTCGCTGGTGGCAAATTGGCACATACGTTACTTATGCGATGAGCTGCAGGAGCTGTCGAGGTATATAGTGGCGCGTGAGCCGAAGCCTTATGACCTGATCATCAACATTCCTCCCGGAATGACAAAGAGCCGAATTTGTACTATCATGTGGCCGGCATGGCTTTGGACGCAAGATGCCTCTTTGCGCATAATCACAAATTCTTATAGCGCCGACCTTGCCGAAGACCATTCGAGTAAATCTCGCGATGTTATTTTATCGCTGAAGTATCAAAAATTATTTCCACATGTGAGGTTGAGGCAAGATCGTACGGCACGGAGCAACTATGAGACGCGGCGCAAAGGGGCGCGATACACCACTTCAACCGGAGGCACTATCACGGGTAAGCATGCACATGTTATAATTAACGATGATCCTTTGAACCCGGGGCAGGCGTCCTCGGAGGCGATGCGCAAAGCGGCAAACAACCATACGGCTACACTCGCCACGCGTAAGGTTGACAAGGCCAACACGCCTACGGTCACCATAATGCAGAGGCTTCACGAAGATGACGTCACCGGCTATCTTTTGGCGCAGTCGACTGACGGCATAAAACATATACGCCTGCCGGCGGAGATATCGGATGAGGTTCATCCGATAGAGCTTAAGCAGTTTTACACAAATGGACTTCTCGATCCCATAAGGCTGTCGCGGGAGGTGCTGCAAGAGCAAAAAACGGCATTAGGCACACAGATGTATGCAGGGCAATATGATCAACAGCCGTACAACAAAGCAGGTAATCTCATAAGGCGCGACTGGTTCCCGATAACGGCAAATCAATCGCTCCAGCAAGTAGTGCAGCAGGCGCAAAGGCAGCGTGGCGTTCACTTTTATATCGACACGGCATATACGACGAATACTAAAAACGACCCTACCGGTGTGATAGCCGTGTGCGATGACGGTAACAGCCTCCTGATCATCGATGCTGTAAAGGTTTATTTAGAGTTTCCCGAATTATGCAAATGGCTGCCTAACTACGTGCGGCAAATGGGGTATAATCACAAAAGCACGGTGCGGATAGAGCCTAAAGCAAACGGCCTCTCATTGATACAGCAGTTGCGGCGTTATACTCAGCTTAACATCGTGGCGATTGACACACCAACTACCAGCAAGGTGGAGAGAGCAAATGCAGCATCGCCGACACTCGAGGCGCAGAGAGTCAAGCTGATGGCAGGTGTGTGGAACGCCGGTTATCTTGATGAGATGGCAGGATTCCCTACTGCAAAGCACGATGAATATGTGGATATTACCGGCTATGCTGTTCAAGATTTCAATAACCGACAATTAACATACGACAATTCAGATTTAGAGCAATTAGAGATTATCAGAGGAATAAGGAGATAACACAATGCCTACCGACATCAATTCAATTTTAAGTTTACAAAAAACAGATGACATCATCACGGAGTTAAAGCGTAAAATTCCGAGCCCTCCTTTATGGAGTGAGCTTGCTAAAGATTATGACATCAAGCATCACGACATAATGAACGAGGCTACCTATCAGGATGTCAGCGTAATGGAGGGAGGCAAAGTGGTGAGAGTGCCTCTATCACTCGAGCAGCTGGCAACTAACCGCCTTACGGGCTTGACATTCGGCATACCGGTAACGCGCATATACGATGCGCAGGACGAAAGGGCGCAGCGCGCACAGGCTATAATGGAACGAATTTACAAGAAGAATCGTATCAATGCGTTGAACCTTGAGCGAGGCGTTCATTTTTTCGCAGGTTGCGAGATCGCAACGTTATGGTACTTGGTAGATTCAGCTCCGCATTATGACTATGGCGAAAAGTGCAATTACAAGATCAGGCGACGCACCTACACGCCGATGAATGGCGACGGCATATATCCGCTATTTGACGATGACTTAGACCTCATCGCTTTGTCTTTTGAATACAACTATTACAACGGCGTCGATACCCGCCGCTTTTTTGACACCTTCACTGACACGTGGCACATACGGTGGGAGCAGACTAACAAAGAGGGCGCTGACGCGTGGAAAGAATTGTTTAGAAAAAAGCTGGAGATAGGAAAGATACCGGGGGCCTATGCATGGTCCAAAAAGCCGTGCTGGAGAGATAGCAGCCGTTTGAGAGCGGAGCAGGAGCGCACCTACAGCGACAATGGCAACTGCATCCGTGACAACTCCGCACCGATATTGGCACTTTTTGCCGATGAGACGATCCAAATGGGAAATGAGGACACGGACAAATTCCGCAAAGTGGTCAAGTATCCGGCATCTGGCCGCTTGGAGTACGTGACATGGCAGCAATCGCCGGAGGCCGTCAAGCTGCAACTCGAGGGGCTGCGCAGGGAGTACTACACCAATCTGCAGATACCGGACATAAGCTACGAGAATATGAAAAGCACGCCGATGAGTGGGGAGGCGCGCAAGATGCTGTTTATCGACGCGCAATTGCGCGTGCTTCAGGAGGCCGGCGCGCTTCAGGAATTTCTCGACAGAGAGGCTAATGTGGTAAAAGCGTTAGCGGGGCTTATGTTTCCAGACATCGCGGACGCTTTTGCTGCTATGCCGGTGGAAAATAGAATCAATCCATACAAGATAGATGACGAGAAAGACCGCATCGAGAGGTACAGCAACGCTACCGGCGGCAAGGCTATTATGAGCCAGTATGAGGCGATTGAGAAAGCGGGGCTGTCCAAAAATCC